TTTTTTCTGATAAAAACTCTAATATTTCTGACTCCGAAGTAAACTTGTGGTTTGAGGAAAATGACGAGGATCGCGATTAAACATATCCATAGAGTTAAAAAAACTCTTAGAAACGGTAAAATTGCAGAATACCATTATATTGAACGCGGGGGCCCACGTTTTTGGGCTTGTTCTGATTTAGTTGAAAAAAATGGCCCTGCTTATTTCGCGTTATATAAAGAAGCTTTGGGCGATTTGTTGCCAAGTAAAAATCTCTTTCGAGAAATTATTATTGCGTATTTAAAATCTCCAGAATTTAAAGGTCTGGCAGAACGCACTCGACAGGATATTGATGGAAGCATTAAACATATCGACGGGATTGATGCCAAATTTGGCAACGCTCCCTTGCAAGCGTTTAACGATTACCGCATCCGCAAAACAGCATATGGATGGCGCGATGAACTTGCAAAGCGCTCCAAACGCACGGCTGATGCTAGGCTATCTCATTTAGCTGCCATTGTGACTTGGGCATTAGATCGAGGTTACTTAGTTCAGCACCATCTGCAAAAAATTAAAAAACTATATAAAGTAGATCGGTCTGAAATAGTTTGGACACAAGCTGAAATAGATGAATTTTGCGCAATCGCGCCGCAATGGGTCGCTAATATTCTTATTGTAGCTACTGAAACTGGACTTCGACCAGGCGATTTAGCAAAATTAAACAAAGCGCATGTAAAAACTACTTCAACAGGCAAAAGAATTGTGCTGCGTACTGGCAAACGCGGCAAAGTTGTCAGCATTCCACTTACAAACCGTTTACATGACCTAATTTCCTCACTTCCCAACGATCAAATCCAGATTTTAGTTGGAGCAAGGGGGGGGAGTATTAAAAATTCTGATATTTTAGGTCAAACAGTTGGTAAATGGAAAAAGAAAACGTCAATTCGAGCAGACTTGCATTTATATGACGCTCGAGGCACCGCTGCTACGAGATTATTCAAAGCAAATGCAACTTTAAAAGAAATTGCGCTTGTCATGGGCTGGTCAGTTCAACACGCAGCAAAAATGATTGAGATTTATTGCTCAATCAATCCTGAGAACAACGACGATGTTCTTGTTAAACTTCAACAACCAGATTTGTTTAATTAGGAGCGTAGGCTCCTAGAAGGAGCCACATGAAATTATATTTTGACGGAAACGGAAATTGGGCTGGCACACAATCAGATGCCAAACGTTTACATGGCGTTATTAATCCTGTGGAAATACCAACAGACAAACAAGGTTTGTTAGATTGGTTAAATAACAGTCAAGTTGGTCAATCACCTACGCCAGCAGAAGCGCCACAACCTCATTATAATCCTGACACTCGACCTAGTAGATGGACAGATATTAAAGATGCAGCAGAAAAAGCGTCTTTTAAAGATTGGGGCGTTGCATTGGCTGTTCTTATGAACAGATTAGATGAAATTGCAGATAAGGAGCCACATGTCTAACCCGATTATGAAAGGTTTGCTTAACGCAAAACCTTACGAGCCAGTAGAAACTTACAAGGTAAAAATCATGGCAATTGTTACTAAAAGTATTGTGGTTACATCAATTGATCGTAACTCAGCAATTCAAAAAGCTCATGAGATGTTTTCAACCTATCAAGAAGACCCAAATGAAATTTACAAACAAAACGCTGTATATGTAAGAAAGCATCAGAAACGTAAATAATCTCTGATTGATTCCTGTCAACAGGCCGCTACGCTGGGCCTGTATGACACGCCTCAACTGCGAGATTTGTTGTTTTTTCTGTAAACTGAGGTGTAAACCCAACTTTTTTTTATTTTTTTAAAACAGAAAAAAGTCAATAAAATCAATGGTCGGGACGGCAAGATTCGAACTTGCGACCTACGGTACCCAAAACCGAACAAATTAACTGTTTACAAACAGTTTTTCTGTAAACTATCTTAAGTTTACGGCCAAAAATATCAATTACTTACCATTAATCTGTAAACTCAAAAGGAGCTTACAATGACCGATACATCTGTATCCAAAAAACCGTTTAAAATAAGTGAGGCAGTGAAACCGCCAAGATCTCGAATTAATCTTTCAGATCCCAAAGGCGAAGAACTTTTTAATTTGAGAAACCCACGTCGAGAAGACGTTGAACGTTTGCAAGACGAAATCACAGTCTTGAAGTTAGACAACCTCAAATATCAGGAAGAAAATATAAAGCTAAAAGATCGTATTAAAGTTTTGCACGATAATTTAGCAAAACAAACCACATCGTATCGAGAGTGGTAAGTCCCACACAGCGCAGCCTCAAATATTTGCGAAATAACGGATGGCATTGCGAAATAGTCGAACGGTTTTCTCCATTTACCAAAGTTCGACAAGACTTATTTGGCTTTGCCGACCTTTTGTGTCTGAAACAAGGTTCTTCTCCTTTACTTGTTCAAGTCACTTCGACGGGATGGTCTTCCCGCATTCGCAAAATTAATGCAGAGCCGCGCGCGTGTCTTGCGCTGGCCGTTGGATTTTCCATCGAAGTCCACGGCTGGCGCAAGCTTAAAACCAACAAGAATCGTTGGACTATAAAAATAACAAATATTGAAAAGGTGGACGCTAAATATGTCGTTCCAAATGTTTAAAATTATTAACGAATTAAATTGTTTTACGCCGTTGCAAAAACTTGTTCTTTACGAGCTTGCTGCATTTCAAAACGATGTTACTGGGATTTGCAATCCTTCTCCAGAACGCATTGCACTCAGCTGCAAAATGACTGCACCTCAAGTGCGTCGAGTTCAAGATCAATTAATAAAAACTAAAATAATTGAACGAAGCCACAAAGGTTGGCAATTCAATTTAAAATTACCAGACAAAAGTTTTGTCTCAATTCCGTTTGATTGGTTTCCAAGCAGCGAAGCGCTGCAAATTTTAACTGAAACCTATCCCCATCATCATTTTGACAGCGAGGAAGCCGCTCATGACTTTATTAAATTCGTCAACGGACGAGAAATCTCAATTGAACCAAATTCCCGAGACGCAAGTTTCATCTCAAATATCTCAGCAATCCTTGAGCGTAGACCCACTGGTCATGTCAAAATCGGTTATCAAAAAAACAATCAACGACAAAGTTTATTCAGCACTTTGTTTGATTGAAGCTAAAAAATATCAAAGCCTCAACAGTTGGTTAGAAATGAGGTCATTTCACACAAAAAAAAACACTGAACATCTGTGTCATATTAATCATCAAGCTTATTGCATCGAAAAACGTCTTCACAATGACAAGATTATTGAAGCAATAAACTTTTTAACTGCTGAACAAACCGCAACAACACATAAAAATATCAAAGCAATTTTGTTTGAACTTTTTATTGTTACGCGGCGGCAATCGCTCATTCAATCTGACACAGATTTAGAAATTCTGTTTCAGACATATGTTAAAAATCTTTGTCATTATCCAATCCCTTGCATTCAATTCATTTGCCAAGAGCAAATGACACACAATGCTTGGTTTCCAACTCTTTCAAATTTGAGAATGAAACTCGATGCACTGCTTGGTGACATGGCATTTCTTCGTCAAATTTTAGTCAACAAATTGGAGGAACGTCTTGTCAGTTACAAATAAAATGCGTCAAAAATATATCGGCTCGTCAGATGCGCGAAACATTATGTATTCAAACTGGTCTGATTTGTTTGAAAAAAAGACAGGGCTTCGTGAACCTGATGATTTGTCTGATAATTTTTCCGTTCAACTTGGCATTGCAACTGAGGATTTTCACATAGAGTGGACTACTCAACGCATTTCTCAACATGATTTTCCATGTCATGCCACAGGCAAGCAAAAATTCTATAAATTAACAACACATAATGGCACGCCTCTTGGCGCACACACAGACGCAATACTTGTCGCTGGTAATGCACGTTATGTTTTAGAAGTTAAGCACTCTATGCGCTTTTCAAGCGCTGTAGAAGCTGCTGAATTTTACATGCCGCAACTTCAACATCACATGATTTGCACTAAAAAAAGTGTTGCTTGTTTATCTGTTATCGTTGGCAACAAAGAACCAGATCGCGCTTGGATTGACGCCGATCAAGATTATCAAAACACTTATATACAACGCTGCGACGAGTTTTGGCGATTGGTTGAAAGCCGATCCCCGCCACATGGGTATAAACCCGTCGAAGAAAAGCGATCTCACACAGATCAAATCAAAATTAACGGCATGACGCGGCGCTCGCTCGAGCATTCCAATCATGCTCAAGAGCTTGTTGATAAATACATCATCAATCAGCCCGCAGCCGTAACATTTAACAAAGCTAAAGACGAACTCAAATCTCTTATGAGCGAGTCCGAAGCTGAACTTTATCACCCAAAATTAACGCTTAAACGCAATGCGCGTGGCGCAATTTTAATTAAGCATAACAAGGAGTCATCAGATGCTTAAACTTACAATTCTTGATCAAACTGCATGTGACTGGGTTAAATCAGTTGCAGACAATAAATCCAAAGAAAATCTTGATATTCAACTCAAGCAAATCCACACCCAATCTTTAGCTCTTAAAGCAACCTTTGAGGCAATGGTTGGCCCAAACATGTATATGTATAGCGATTTGCCTTCTGATTTGTTCTATAATTTTTATAATTATTTGCAATCTCTTGATAAAGCAATTGCTGAATTTGATGAACAAAAACACGCAATAGCTGATGAACTACTTCAAGCGCTTACCTCCCATCAGGAGGCAGCAGAATGACTAAAAAATCTAACGCAGTTGAATCGCTTATATCTGCCCAAAAAAATTGCGACAAAGTTGTTAAAAACTCTGTAAATCCGTTTCACAAATCTAAATACGCAGATCTACAATCTGTTCTTGATGCTTGTAAATTTGCTCTGCATGACAACGGCTTTGCTGTATTACAAACTGTCGGCAAAGATGAACATGGCAGTTTTGTCGAAACAAAATTGCAGCATTTTGACGATGCTGCTTTTTCTTCAAAAGTTTATCTCAGTTTATCAAAAACTGACATGCAAGCGCTTGGCAGCGCAATTACTTATGCGCGTCGATACGGTTTAATCTCGTTGATGGGTCTTGCCCCAGAAGATGACGATGGCAATGCCACCGTTCAAACGTCTTCTCCTAAAATTAAATCTCAACCCCCTCAACAACACGCTAATGGAGGTCTTTAATGACTGAATACGACAACACAAATAGCGGTGTGGTTTATAAACCATATGAAGATCAGAAATTTGCTGGCGCTGGCAAATTAAACATCGAAGGTACTGATTATAAAATCATTACTGTTAAAGAAAGTTTATCTAAAGGCGGCGATCCTGTTCGCGTTGTTTATGCCCGTATGGGTGTTCTTTTTAACAACGATCAAAAAGGCAATGAAAAAGCGCCTCAATTTTCTGGGCCCATCGACACGCATCCAAGTTTAAGAATGGCTGCGTGGGTCAAAGAAAAAGACGGTATGCACTACATGTCGTTAAATGTTTCTGAAAAACAGCAAACTGCTGACTCAGAAGCACCGCAATCAGAACCAATTCATCAAGTAAAAGATGATATTCCGTTTTGAATTGTAAAAGCTGCGATACACCAAAACGGTGTAATCTTTTGCAAAAGTGTCGCCGCGAACAATTATCTGCGGCGATGCTTGTAAATTCAGATCCCACAAACCTCGTCATTCTGCCAATGAGGAAAACCTATGCAAATAAAAGCACCAAAACTCTTAAGTGATTTTACGCCTTTTACTGTTGGCTATGTTCTTGGCGTATCAACAATGGCATCTCCGGCAATTGCCGTAGTTTTTGCTATATGCGGCGTCTTTTATTTGTTCTTAAAATATCAGAGGACACTATGATTGAATTACACGACATACCGTCATACGAAAAATTTAAACAACGTCAGTTTGAAGAAAAAAAATCCTATTTTGAATCTTTAAACGCCTTTAAAATTACTCGAGCTCAAGCCGCTGAAATTTGCGGATTAAGTTATCGTCAGTTTGGAAGTTACATTCGCAGATATAATATTCATTGGCATAACAGACGTCCGTATTTTGCAGATCAAACAAATTATCAACGTCTAAGCACTAAATCTTTTAAACAAGAAAATGATGTAAGATTTTGGCTTAAAAAAAACTTTAAAAACTACGAAATTGCTGCAATGCTTAATTTAAAACATTCAATTGTAGATAAAATAGTCCAAAAAATTAATCATTTGTGATGGTACATTTCAAGCGCCGTTTTTAAGGTTTCTTGATTACGGCGTGTCCATCCTTTGCCAAAATGCTCAAAAGTTTTTAACTTTTCGTAAAATTTCTGACGCTGTTGATACACATATTCAATTATGTCACCCGCATCATGATTGGAAATAGCTTGTAAAGTTTTCGGCCCAATCGCGCCATCAGCTTTAGCAGACACAAATCTTTGAATAACTTTGCTCACTCTACCGCTGCCGGAATTAACAGCCCAATCAAAAGCACACCAATCCAAACCGCTTTCAAGATCATCTCCGCGCACTCGATCCCAATAATTTTTTTTGTAAATAGGCGCCACATCTTCTGCGGTTAAACCTTTCATTTCTCCATCTACTACTTGGCTACCTTTCCATTGCTCAAAAACAGCGCGTGTAACTCCAAGATTTGTTTCACCACCAGGATCTTCTGGATGGTGAACATATCCTCCTTCGTGATGAAGAAGCAGTTTTAAACATTTATCAAAATTTTGTTTCATTTCTTTAATCCTTTCATAGTGCGGATTCCAAAACTTGCAGCTATTGAAGCGTACATTCCCCATTGCACCCACATCGGACAGTTAGATAAATTGTCAAAACCAACGCGCATCGCGTCTTGCCAGCTTGGTATAAAATTGGCGCACAATATTGCTACAAAAACAATTGTCCACAGTTCATCTTTCCAGCTGTCTTTGCTGGCCTCAATTGCTGACTGCTCCCAATCCATTTCGCCAGTTGCTTGCTTCATTTTAATTTCAGCATTAGCTTTTTGGATTGCTGTTTTTCCGTCGAGATAGCTTGTTGCCAGCCCACCAACTGCGCCTATAATTTGACCAATCATTTTTCATGCCCTAACCAAA